GCCGAGTCGTCGTCCATCTGACCCGCAGAAGGCCCCGGGACTCTCGCGTGAGAGCCCGGGGCCTTCGCATGCTTCCCCATGACCAGGTGCGCCCTACAGGGCGGTCAGGTCCCGCCCCGAGTGCACCCCAGGATGCCCACCCTCACGCCCCGCATAGGACGGCTGCCGCTTGACAAGCAGCAGCGCCCCCACCCACGGCCACCGCGCCTCCAGAACACGAACGAGGGTGTAGTAGGCGGAGATGACCAGGCTGGTGACGGCGAGCGTGGCCGCCTCGACGGGCAGCTCCACGCCGAAGCTGGCGAGCCACGCGGCGAGGGTAGGGATCCACGCGGCCGCGAGGGTGCGGACCCAGGAAACGATCCAGTCGGACAGTGACATTGACATTGCCCCTCCCTAGGGACGGTGTTTCAGGACACGTCGAGCCGGACGGTGACGCGCTCCAGCTCGGCGCGGATCCGCGCGAGGAGACTTTCGACGTCCACCTCGGTGCGCGCGGCGACGGCTTCGGCCAGCGCTTTGATGACTTCGTTCTGTGCGTCGAGCTTGGCCTCGACCGAGCGGACCCGCTGATTCGTGTTGATCAAGATGGACTTGGCCTGCCATTCCGGATTCTCAGCGGTGCCCCACGGCACCTTGATCTCGTGCGTCCACACGTCGCGAGCGGTCACCTCATCGCCTTCCCTGCTTGGGGACCTGGTGAAGGTCCCATCCCTGACCATCCGATACAGCCGATCACCCGGACACGACGTCGCGACGAAGTCACGGTGGCCCTTCACCGCGCCGCGCACGCCCCGGCTCATGAGCCACGCCCGGAGCTGCCGCACCGCGTCCACCTGCTCAGGCGTCGGATCCTCCCCCGGTCCGAGCATGAGCGTCACGCTGTACCACGTGGAATTACCGCCGGGCTGGGCAGCCTGGGCCCGGTCCAGCCCACGCCCCTCAAAGATCACACCGTGGGGGCACGCGCCGAAGCTGTAGCCGATGTCCACCCAGCCACGCGTTTCCACGTGGAACCGGCGGGTGCGCTTCCAATACGCCACACAATCCGCATGCGCCCGACGCGCCAGCCCCTGATCAGCACCGTCATAGTGGACCACCAGACCCTCACGCGGCCTGGCCACCGCCGCAGCCGACGCAGGCCACCCAAACTCGGCCCTCCCGACCAACCTCACCCCTACACCCCTCCCATCACCCGCTGAGCCAACGCACCAATCGCGCCACCCCCCGCTGCCGCCGCACCCGTGACCAGCCACAGCGCACGCTCCAGCCGGCGTAGCCTGCCCTCGTGGTCATCACTCCTGGTGAGCTGCGCGTCGAGCTTCGTCTCGATGCGCACCAGCCTGTCGAGGACTTCCCTGTCTGTACTCATGGGACCGGCACCACGATCAGGTCACGCGCGGTGATGTCCGCGCTGTCCGGGTCCGTACCGCCGTCCGTGAGATGCATCAAGCGGATGTAGTAGAGACGCCCCGCAGTCAGACCTTCGATCAGGCTGACGCGGCAGCCGTATTGGTATTCGCGGTTTTCGGCCAGGCCGCTGTAGCCCCTGAAGGTCACGCTCGGGGCGAGCACCTCGATACGGCCCGCTGGGGTGACCTCGAACAGCTGCGGCGACAAAAAGGTACGCTCCTGGTTTGACGCGCCGTTGTCACGAAAACCCCCGCCCACGGTCAGCCGGACCCGGCCGGATGCGGGGGCTACGAAGAACACCCCCACCTCGGGGCTACCGGGGTCGTACGAGGTGTTAGAGATGTTCGCCTGGGTGCCGTCATCGTGCACGTAGGCGGTGATCCCCACCGGGCGGACGAAACCCCCATCAAACACGACGGTCATGGCAGTGGCACCACCCCGATGTCCCGCGCGGCGATGTCCGCCGTGGCGGAGCCTGATGTGTCGTCGACTACGGCGTACATGACACGGGCGAAGTAGGTCTGACCTGGTGTCAGCCCTTCAAGAACCGATTCGCGGCTGCCGTAGTGGAACCGGCTGGAGCACTTATCGCTCCCGAACCCGCGGTTCGTCACCGAGGGGGCCAGGACGACCGCCCCGGATGAGGCGGTCCCCTCGCGCACCTCCGGGCTGAGGAAAATCCTGTCCGCGCCCGCCGAGTTGCCGAGCCCGCCGCCGACGATCAGCAGTACACGGCCGGACGTGGGTGCGGTGAAGGTCACGCTGACCGGCGGGGTGCCAGCCTGATAGCTGCTGCCGGACGGGTTGTTGATCTGGGTGATGTCCTGCGCCCACACAGCAGGAGGCCAGTCCACCGCGCGCACCGGACGACCCGCGAAGGCGCCGCCGAGCGGGAGGGGGACGATGGTGATGTCCCGGACCTGTAGGTCCGCCGTCGACCCGCTGGACACTTTGTGCATGGTGCGGGCGAAATAGGCCGTCCCACCGGTCAGCCCGCTCACAATGGTCGTCCGCGACCGGTACATGAAAGACGTCGGCTCACCAGGCGTCCCGACCCCTCGCGCGATCACGTTGGCCGACAGGACCACGGTCCCCGCCGAGGAGCCCACTCTGATCTCGGGAGCCAGGTGGACGGCATTGGTGCCGCCGTTGTCCCTGGCTGACAGGCCCACGGACACCATCACCATCCCCGACGTGGGAGCCACGAACGTCACGCTGCATTCCGGTGTTCCGGCCTCGAACGACGCATTGGAGAGGTTGGCGATGGATGTGGTGTCCGCCGCGTACACGCTGGCAGGGAAATCCCCAGCCTCGATGACCGTGCCGACGAGAGGCATCTACCCCACCGCCGTCACAGCGACCGAGACGAGCGCGCGGGTGATGACAGCCATGAGAGCCTCCTAGAGGGCGTAGTAGGTCTGATCTGCGAGTTCGACGGCGGTGCCAGTGGAGTGGGGTTTGACGACGCCGTTCACCGAGCGCACGACGGTGAGGGTCTGCTGAGTACCCGAGGGGGAGCCCACGGCGGTGACGGTCATCCGCTCACCGCCGATCACGATGTCGAAACCCGACGCGGTCGTGTCCCACAGCGGGCCCAGCGGGGTGTCGATGTCCACGCCGGTCTCGGTCGCGTCCAGGTCCTCGGCGAGCACTGTCGAGTATGGGCCGTAGCGGGCGGTGCCGAAAACTGCGACGTTGTACGGCGACGCCGGGGCGCAGGTCCAGGTGACCTGCCATTCGTAGTTGCCGAGGACCTCGACGTAGCCCTGGATGAGCTGGTCAATGGGCTCCGGGGGCAGCCATGCCGGGGGGGTGCCGATGGTGATGCGGTCGCCGAGGTCGGCGCCGACAATCGCAGCGGTCAGGCCCGCGTCGCTCGTGATGGCCGCGCGGGCGAGGTTCACCGCGATGGCGGGATACCGGGCCTCGTCCACGGTGCCGAGGTGGAGCCGCCACGACGCCTGGTCGAAAAGATCCAGGTCGTACTGCACACCGAGCGTGACCTGTGCCTCATACCGGCCCACCCCGTCCGGCGGCTCCTGGACGCTTAGCGGACCGGTCTCTTGCGCGGCGCGCGCGCTGCCGCCGCCCTCCCTCGTCACCGTGACGTCATTGCGCAGATACCGGTCATCATCGGTTAGCTCCAGCGGCGGCGACAGGTGCCCGGCGGTGTAGTCCAGCGCGACCGCCGCCTCTTGGCTGGACAGACTCCCCCGCGTCCGATACCCAAGCCCCAGCACCTCGCGCGGCTCATACAGCACCCCACCGTCCGCCTCAGCCGCCTCACGCAGCAGCTCAATCAGGGCGCCCGGCCGCTGAACCCCCAGCCGCACCGACTCGTCCAGCTGCCCGGTCGCGCGGAACGCGAGGCCCTCTTCCGCGCACAGCCGCTCAATCCTCCTGCCGGCGCGCTCACCGTCCCACCCGGCAAGCTGTGGGCCGAGATCAAACAAGGTCGTCACCGCAGACTGCACGCTGACGTGGCCGATGGCGACCTCTGCCACCCCGCCACCAGGGGAGACCACGACGGTGCCGACCCGGCCGATCGTCTGAGACGACAGAGTGTCGCCAAACGTCAAACCGGTCACCGCGCCGGGCTCGAGGGTCGAGATGGCGTAGACCACATCGCTGCCGTCCTGCAGGAGCTCCAGCGACACCAGGAGCCGTAGCCCGTCGATGTCGAACGCGACGTCCCCTGTGTCGTCAAGCTCGGTACCGGAGGCGTCGAAAACTCGGATGCCGAGTGTGCCGCCTGTGCCGTAATACACCTCCACGCGCCGGATACTGCCGGTCGTGTAGATCAGCAGGATGGTCTGCCCGTCTTCCGCGCCGACTTCGGGCACGGCCATGAGCCACCGCACTTGGATTTGGCCTGTGTCGGTGTACGTGGGCACCGCGCCGCGCCACTCTGAGCCCTTGAGGACGGGGATGGGTTTCGCACTGACGAAACCCTCATAGCTCGCGAGGTCAGGGCTGCCGGTGATGGTCATGCCCGGATGGTTCAACGCTGGGGCGATCTCGGTCGCGCCCTGCTCATCCTCCGCTGGCCAATAGGCCACCAGCCCGACCGTGTCCCGCAAGCGGCCCCGGTACATCGCTGACCCGAGCACGGTGGAGCCGCGCCCGAGTCGTCGCAGGACCCCGGAGGCTTCGATGGGGACATAGACGTCGGTCCCGCTTGGGTCCCAGCGTTGGGGCCACTCGGATACCTCGCCGTGGAACCTGTACCGGCGGTTGGTGATCTCGGCTCCTGACTGAACCGTCCACACGTTGCCCTGAGCATCCTGAAAAGACGGGGCCCCGGGAGTCTGGGCGGTGAAGTCCGGCGACGCCACCACCGTGCCGTTGATCCCGGAGCGGAGCTGAAACCCATAGACCCGCTTCTCCACGGGCTGCTCATCACCCAGCCCGGTCACATCCCCCACCTCGACCGACACGGTCGAGTCGAAAATGCTGGTGGTGCCCGACCCGGTGACCGTGTCACCAAGCTGCGTCCACGACCCACCGATGGAGTCAGACGTGTAGAACGTCACGACGTGCCCGCCGCTGACGTCGTTGACGTCCATCGTCACCCGCAGCGCCAGCCGGCGGCCACCTGGCACCGGCACGGGCAGCGTCGAGAACTCCGTCCGCGTCGTAGTGCCATTGGCCGACCAGTGGAGAAACACATACCCTGCCGACAGGCCAACCGCCCAGCTCCTTTGGTTGCCCGATGGCTGGTATTTCCCGGCCAGATACGTCAGGTCCCCCCGCCAATCCGCCAGCTCGGCCTCGACGCGGATGTCGATGTCCCCGGTGATAGACAAGCCGCTGGAGTCCGGGGCAGATGCGTAGTCACCCACCTCCGGGCACAGCAGACCCACCTCACCGGACTCCACGCTGACACGGATGGGCGTGTTCCTACCGAGCACCCCGTACGGCGACGTCGGATTCCTCGGGGAGAACCGCCCATTGCGGTTGTCCAGCGTCAGCTGACACCGCGCCGGGTCCGCCTGACTAGCCTCATCCGACCGCCCGCGCGTGATCTGGATGAGGACGCGCCGCTGCACGTAGGAGGTGACGTCCGTCCACCCGTCGAGGTCCAGCTCGACCGTGATAGGCAGCACATCCTCAGGGATCATCAGCGGCCTCCCAGAGCAAGTTGGACGTTGCCACCACGGTCACGCACCGCTTTGCGGAGAACTTCTACCAGCAGGTCATCCAGCCGTGACCCACCGGAGCGGATCTCCAGCACCACCCGGCCACCACCGGCAGCGCTGGCAGCGGTCATCATCGCGGCGCTCTGACCAGCCGGGACCACGCTGGACCCGAACGGCAGCCGGACCAGTTCAGGGCCGCGCTCACCGGTCAGCGTCCACCCACCAGCAGGACCACCCGATGCGCGGCCGGACCGCGATTCCAACGCCGTATTGAAGGCTTCGGCGGCCCTGTTGAAAGCGACATCCTTGGCCTGCTTGGTGAGAATCTTCTTGACCTGGGAGGGGATGAGCCCCCATTTATCGGCGAGGGCCTGGGCTTCTTTCTTGGTGAGGCCCATGGCGCGGGCCATCTTGATGAACTCTGCCCTTTGCTCTTTCATCCGGTCGACGATCGCGCTGATGGGGCGTCCGAGGTCGGCCATCGCAAAAGTGGCCTCGTGCGCGGCCTGAGCGAGGTCGAGCAGCGCCGACCTGTTCTCGCGGCCTTTCTCCTTGTTGATGTTGAGCGTTTTGCCGTTCTTCTTCAGTGCCGCAGCGGCGCGGTCGAGCGCCGCCTCGTAGGAGATGAAAGCGTGGGCTTGGCCCATGACCAGGTCGGTGAAGCGGCGCATGCCCTCGCGGAGCGTGATGACGTCACGGAGGGTCTTGACGAGCTTCTCGATGGAGTTCGACAGCCTGCCCAGATCGCCGCCACCACCGCCACCAGGGCGGAACGCCATGCTGATCGACCCGAACCCACCGAGCATCGATCGCGTCTGACCAGCAGGGGTCACGGTAGACCCCACTGGGAGCCGGACCAGTTCAGGGCCCTGCTCGCCAACGAGAGCCGTCGCTGAGCCTGAGATGCCGCCGGTTTGCATCCCCCGCACACCGGCACCGATCCCGCCGATGATCCCGCCAGCAGCGTTGCGCGACATACCGAAACCGAACGTCTGCTCACGCTGAGCAGACAGGTGGATATCCCGCCGCGTGACCGTCACCGTCGTATGCACCGAGCGTGGCACAGCCAGCCAGGCCGCCGCCAGCTCACGCGCCTCCCGCGCCGTCAGCCCCGCCTGACGCGCCGCGCTGATCAGCTGAGACCGGTAGGTCCTGTAGGTCCTCGACACAGCGCCGAGCGACTGCCCCTCCCGCACCATCGCGGCGATGTGAGCCTGAGCGGCACGGGCGATGTCGCGTAGCGCGGCCCGGTTCTCGCGGCCCTTCTCGGTGGTGAGGGAGATGCCCTTGCCGTTCTCGCGGATGGATTTCGTCAGCCGGTCGAGCGCCTCTTGGTATTCGCTGGCGGCCTCGTCGGCGTCCAAGTGGACGCCGGAGAGGGCCTGCATCTCATCCTCGAGATCGTCGGCATTCAAGACGGTCTCAGCCAGCGACCCGCTCAGCGCGCGGAAGTCGCCAGCGGCGCGGATCGCAGCCTCAGCAGCCTCCCGCACCCCACCCGCGGTGTCCCGCATTCGCGCGTCGAATTCATCGAGCGCCTCAGTGGACACGCCGATGGAGCGCCAAAAGTCCGAGACGAATCGGCCGATGCCCCGGCCGACGTCCTCCAGCACACTGCCCGTGGTCTCCACCCGGCTGGTGAAGGCGTCCCATTCGTCAGCCAGGCGCTCTAGCACGGTGGCGGTGCCCTCGATGGCGTCAGCGGCGAACTCGAACACCGCCGCGATGTCCTCGGCGTTCTTCTCGGCGGTCCTGCCGAGGGTTTCAAAAGCGCGCTCAAGAGAGCCGAAGATCTGAGGGAACCGCCCGGAGATCGAGGCCAGTACGGCGGAAAAGCCCTGCTGTAATGGGCCGAAGGACTCTCCGAGGGAGGCTATGCCGTCCCCTAGGCGGCGGATGAAGGTGTCCACCGATGGGGCGACATTTTGGAAGAAGGAAGCGAGGGCGGGCCGAAGCCGGGTGAAGGTGGACCGGGCCACGTCAGCGGTACGGATCAGGGACAGCTCCAGCGGCCGGGCGATGTCCATCAGCTCGGCACGCAGATCACGGCCCAAAGCGGAGAAGGTTGTCCGGACCCGCTGAGACTGAGCAGCCGCTGCGACACCGATACCCGTAAGCACGCTGCCCACCGCACCCACCACCGCACTAGCAGCAGCACCAGCAGCAGGAGCAGCGGCCACAACCCCCCCGGCAATCGCGGCTCTGACGAGGGGGTCGATACTGGTGACGGAACGGGTGATGGAGCTGACGAACCCCTCGACGGTCTTACGTCCCCGCTCGGTGCCCTCCCGCAACCCCTTGTTGATGCCGTCGCCGAGGTCCTTACCGCCGTCCCTGCCGGTCTTGCGGAGGGTTTCCTGAGTCTCCCGGGCGAACGCCGTGGTTTTGGCCCGCGCGGCTGCTAGACCGGGGCCAGACCGGTCGGATGCCCGGATGACGATCTCGACCTCATTCGCGATCGTGTTCACCCCCCTCCATCAGGCCCGGGTCGGGTCCGGCTAGCTCCTCCAACCGCAACAGGCGCAATAGCCCCGCGTCCTCACGCATGAGCTGGCTGGGCAGGCAGCCGAACCGCTCGCACTGACGCAGGATCCACCGCGCTTCGGTTAGCTCTGCGGGCTCGGTGACAGGACGTCCATCGGGATCGATCCCTCCGGGAACGGCGCGCCAGCGGAGGACGGCGTCTCTAAAGGGGCACTGACCCCGGCGACCGCGGCCGCCCACTGATCGAGTACCTCGCGCACGAACGTCGGGTCCTGATCGAGGAACGCCTCAGCCGTGCATGGCACCGGCTCGCCATCTTCGTCTTGGAGGTTCCAAGAGCGGATCAGGCTGCCGAACTCGCTGAGCAACTCCAGCGCAGCTTTCCGGCCGTCCTCGGTGTCTGTGTCGAGCTGGCCATCCAGCAGCGGCGCGAGATCGAGATACCGCCGGACGCTGATCCGCCGGACGCGGATCTCCAGCCCGGCGAATTCACCACCGGCCCATGTGAGCTTGACGGTGCGTGACCGCCGGTAGCCGCTCACGGCGTGTCCCAGGTCGGAACCGCGCCGTTCGCGAGGACCAGCGGCACCGACCACGTCAGCTCACCCGTCGCCGCGCGGGTGAGCGCGTAGTCCGTGGCGAGCATGGTCACCTGCGGCGTCGTGCCGAGCCGCTGACCGGAGACGACGAGCAGGATCTCCCGCGCCACCGACGTGGACGGCACGGTCTTGAAAACTTCATGGCTCGCGTTGCTGGCGTCGTTGAACACGCCGGTGAGCGTCATGCTCATGTCCGCCAGCAACAGCAGCCGCTCCATCGCCGACTTGTCGATGCCCGTCACGTCCTGAACCGCACGCGGAGTAGCGAACTCCAGGTTCGTCACGTCGTTGCGGATGTCCCTCAAGGTGCCGCTGCTGTCGTCCACACTGAGCGAAGTCCACCCCAACCCGGACTCTTTGGCCACAGCTCATCCCCTCCTTTGCTGATCAGCTATCCGCTGCTGGTGCTCGCCGAAATCCTCCACCCAGTCGGCTGGGCGCGTGTGCCGCCGGATGAGTCCGAGGTCGCGCCGCCAGTCACCGCCACGCACGAGGTAGACCTCCGGGCGCGTCCGATGCTCGGCGAAACACCGCTGGTACGGCTCGAACCGGAAGACGGTCAGCCCCTCGGCGGTGCGTATCTCCCGGAACGTCCGCCCGGACTGGTGCCGGATGTAGGCAGCCTGAGCCCGGCCCAACTCCGTGCCCTCATCCACGCGCGTCTCCCACCCATACCGCCACGCCAGACACCCAGCGTCCTCGCACGCGGTCTTCACCATCCGGTCCGCCGGGCTGATGATCCGGTACGTCTTGTACGCCGTCACCGGCCCGGCAGGCTCAACCCACTGGAGCCGCCTCATACGCCCGGCCTCTCACGCGGGCCCTTCGTGCGCGGACGCGACCCCGCCGACACGGTCTGCGGCTGCCGAGGCTGACGCTGGGGCGGGATCGCGGTAGCCGCAGGCTCCACCTTGAGGAACCCGGCCTTGGTGGTGGCATCGACCAGGCCCGCGCCATCAGCGACGTACGGTGTGCCCCGCTCGTCCCACGCCTCGACAGGCAGGGCGAGCACGCTGCTGCCGTCCTCGCCGGCGTAGAGGGCGACGGTGTGCGTGGTACACGCGGCAAGGGCCATCAGAAGGTCACCTCCGTCAGGTTGCGCACCACGACCTCCAGGAAAGACACGCTGGTGAACCCGTCGCTGGTGGCCGTGACGACCCGTAGGTATCGCTCGACCGCCTGGTCACGGGCCGTCTGGATACGCTCCA